AGCTGCGTATTGTTTATCTTTCCAATCTAAATCTAAAAAAGCCATACAGCCATTCCAAGAATTAGTGTTAGTTTAGGAAATATAATTGCTAGAGCAAATATTACAGCAATTAGTATTAACCAATCACTCATCTGCTCTCCAATTCGTTCATCGCTAATTGAGTACATAGATCCGTTGGTAAAGGTTTTACATATTCATCTCTGACTTTGACATGAACATTTTTTAACTTACCTGCAATTTCATCAAAAGTTTTACCCTCTGATAATGCAAGATCTATTTTTTCAACTAAACCTTTAAACATTTTTGATTTACTTTTTAACATTGTTTTTTCTCCTATCCCATCAATATAGGAACTCATACCCTAGTGTCAACTAGTATTTTCAATGCTAGTATTAATTATGAAAGAATTTTTTATGCTTGGTTTATTGTGCCTTATTAACCCTATGACTGGTCAACAAGAATGCCTTTATATCCGAGAAGAGCCAATAATTTATTATGAACATAACGTTTGTAGAGAAGAAGCAGTCAAAAAAGTCAATGAAATGGGGACTAATTTAACATCTCAAGGTATTAAAATATCTATGTTTTATATAAATTGTGTTGTTGACAAGAACAAACTAAATACTTGATTTTACACCAAATAGTTGATAAGATTATCTTATGAAGCAATATCGCTTTCAATGTTATGTAGCTGGGCTATATTTTACTAGTGTCGTAAACGCTACTGACGATGAAACAGCAATAAAAGGCTTCGTACAGAATCTGAATGATAAGCAGTATTCTGTTGAACCTGATGGATTCGGTCGTGGTATGCGTCGTTTCCATTTAACTTATGAGGAGCTAGATAATGGCACTACAGGAGTTAATATCGAAGAAGCTACAGCTGGAGTCCAAATGGGCAACGCAAGCGTTAGCACAGGGTAGGGTTACACCTGAAATGAAGTGGATCGATATTGAAATCAAAGGTCTTAAAGTTAAGATCAACGATCAAAGCGTAAAAGACGCTGAGAGACTTTTTAAAAAAACTGGTTAAAAACTAGTTTTTATATTTTTTTTCAAAAATCATTGATTTGGTTAAGGGACTTGTGCCCTCTATTATTTGGGAACGACTGTTCTTACGTTTTCTGTAAATAAATGAGTGACTTTCTCGGTGTGTTTTTTCATCTTTCCTTGCCACAACTTTTCCATAAGATTAAGCATGTTTGGATGTTCATTCCAGGTAAGATCATTTAACTTTTGAAAGAAAATTGTTTCATCTTTATTTCTGGCTTTATAAAAAAAACTGCCTTTTATTTTTGTTTTCTCAAGTATTCTAAATCTATCGCTGCCATCTGTTAATTGATCTTTTTCATTAATTACCATTGGGCACAGCAAACCATTTTTTTCTATATCCGCTGTTAATAAACCAGCATTGAAAGCTATTTTTTTTTTTACATCATCTAATTTTTTTAAAACTAATCTTTCTTTGAAGATCATATACAATGGCCAGGCGACAGTTCCTATACCTGCTATTTCATTTTTATGAAGCTTGTCCAAAGTCATCTCCTAAAGCTACATCTACTTTACTTGGTACTTTAAATTCCATACAAGTTTCCATTGTTTCCTTGATGTTTTTTATATCATCATCTGTTTTAATATCAAAACATAATTCATCATGTATTTGCACTTTTGGTAAATAACCTATTTCATTACAACTTATAATTGCTTGCTTTGTTTGATCAGCTGCGGATCCTTGTATTAATCTATTCAAAGCTTTATAAGTGAAAGCTCTCTTAATATTGTTTTTACCATATTTTGCAACGGCATTTTCAAATGTTTCTGGTGAATGAATACCAAAATCTTTAGGTTCCCACATGTCAAATCGACACTTCCTACCTTTTTTTGTTCTAATTACACCTTCATCATTTGCTTTTTTCATACATCTATCAGATAATAACTTCACAAATGGAACTTTACGATTATACTTGGATATTAGTGCCGATGCTTCTTCTGTGGACAATCCAAGTGATATACCTAATTTATTTTTACCCATTCCATACATCAATCCTAAGCCTATTGTCTTGGCTTGTTTTCGCTCTATTCCTGCTAGATCTGCTACTGTTTGGTGAAAGTCAGTTTCTGAATTTGCATACGCCTCTACAAGTTCGTTAGAACCTTCGTATCCGTCGCCTATAGAGGCTGCATAATGTACTACCATTCGTGGTTCTTGTTGACTATAGTCAAAGCTTCCCCATCTACAACCCTCTTCTGGTAAGAAGAGACCTCGGATTTTTGGTCCAAAATCTTTGTTACGTGCTGGTAACTGTTGAAGATTAGGATTAGCCATAGACAAACGGCCGCTGACAGTCCCACCACTGTCACTACGTAACTGATTGATCTCGCCATGTATTCTCCCATTGTGTTCGTATTTTAAAATTGAGTCCAGGAATGTACCATGAAACTTGTTGATCTCTCTAGCCTGTGCTATATATTTAGATATTTCGTGTTTCGAATTAGCTAACCAATTGGATGTAAAAGATGGCTCATGAGTTTTGTCAGTACGTGGATAATCTATGCCGAGTCGGTCGTAGGCTTCTCCTATTTGTCGTGCTGCCCATATGTCTACTTCTTTGCCTGCTAATTGTTTTATTTTTATTAAATACTGCTTCTCCTGAGCTTGGAAGTCTTTTTTTAGTTGATGCGCCTTATCTACATCAACTTTTACACCCTTCTCTCTCATCTTAATTAATATTGGAAGTAGTTTAGTTTCCATGCTCCAAACTGTTTCTAAATTTTGATTATGTAATTCTGGTTTAAATCTCTGCCATAACAAATATGTTAGACGTGCATCTTGCTCAGCATAAAAACCAACATGCTCTGCGGGTAACCTCCACATTTCTCCTTTGGGATCAATACCATGATCCTTCGCAGCTTCTTTTAAATCGGTTTCGGACTTTAGCTCACCAAGATAATCTTTAGCTAATGCGTTTAGACTGTAAGACCATCTGTTTTCATCAATTACTGCAGCTGTAATCATTGTATCTATTACCTCACCATTAACTTCAATACCCATTTGTCTTAACCACCCAATGTCATACTGTGCATTATGAAATATTTTTCTACATGGTAACTTACAAACATCTTTCATGTAGTTTAAAACTTGTTCAGGTATCATGTTGCCACCACCTTCATGTTTAAAAGGAAAGTATCCTTGCCAACCTTCAACAGCTACAGCAAAACCAATTACATAACCATTACCAGTTGCCCAACCTGCGCCTAGTTTATTGTTGATTCCTTCGTCTCTTGTTTCTAAATCTATTGCTATCTCATCATAAGCACTTAAATCTTTATACTCTGATGGACAAGACCAAATATGTTTTTTAAAATTAAATGTAAATTGTAAACCCGTCATAATTTCTTTGGTTGATATATATGTTTTTCTTTAATGATTCTATTTAATTCGTGTTTATTACTAAATGCATATAAAGCTGCATTATAGTTTTCTGGAAAAATTTCATAAGTTACATCCTGTGTACCTTCTAACCTAGGGTAGACTTCTAAAGTAAACTTATGATTTTTTATTGTTATTTCTTTTTGTATTACTCTGCCCATTTGAATCTTTCATTTTCTTTTTCTCTAATTCACAATAATGTATAATTTTATTAAGATCTTCAATTCCATTTTTATTCAAATACCTACACACATATTTGATAACATTTCCCTGAAAGAATGAAAGATTATTTTTTGATATGAACTCATAAGGTTGAATATGAAAGTCTTTGTAATGAGATCCTCCAATTTGTTTGTCTTGAGGAAAACTCTCGTTAAAAATATCTTTATCTGTCATATTTTAAATCTTTGTAATACATTTAATTTTTCTTCAGCTTGTGCAATTTTATCTATTTGTTTGTCTACTTCATCAATATGTTGCGGATGTTCACCAATTCCGACTGATTTACTCAGGTATATAGTTATTGTTGCATGAGCTTCTGATACTTGAGCATTATACTTATCTTCTAATGCTTTTATTATTAGATTTCTAAACTCCACAAAGGCCTTCGCATTCTTGATTGAAGAGATCTGGCCCGTCATCATTTTTAAATTTAACTTCGTCTAAAGGTACACACTGTCTATGTACAAAATTTTTTACTTTAGGATTATGCATACGCATCTTTTTATCAAATTCTACAGCAGATTCAAATTCTTTCGGTCTGTTATTTCTCATATCTATCCAAAAGTTGTCATCATGAAAAGGACAGCCAATACACGCAGACTTAACTGGTATTTTAAATCCTTTACCTTCATACCATTTTAAACAATCTGTTCTTGACATCTTCTTATCAATTAATGGCCATACATTTTTTTGCCACCAAAATCTAGATGGTTTCATACGCATGATTTCATCAGTTGATATACCAACCCAAACTTCTATGTGTTCAGTTTTTGGAAATCTCTGTCTTGGTTTAAGTCCACATAGTTCTCTAATCTTTTTTGCAATTGGAGTTATCTTGTATTCTCTCGTGCATTGTCTACGACCCATACCTTTTTTACCTTGATCATTTAAAGTATAAAACGGTGCGGAAGCAAATTGGTTACCGCCTGGTGCGAGAGCCGTGAGGATGTCATCTTGAATATTACCTTTCTTAACAATGTGTACAGGGTAACTTAGAACGCTTCTAAGGTACTCAAGGTGTTTTATTACTGGTTCAGGTTCCCAACCCGTATCAGCAAATACAGCTGCATCAGGTTTTACACCAAACTCTCCAGCATCTGCCATCAAGGCCATTGTAGAGCTCTGTACGCCCGCTCCAAGGCTAAGAATTCTTAGTTTAGGTTCTTTTTCCATAACGTCTCCTTCCGAATAAAGTTCTCCAGCACCAGCTTCTGCCAATACTTATTACTGTAAATATAACAGCTATATGAAAACTCTCCCACACTGTTGGATACATACCAAAATATGGAAAGATCCAAAGCTGTATCAATGTTGATAGAATCAAACCGCTGCCAACATCTATACAAGTTTCAAATAAATTTCTCATGTTAATACTTTCATTATTGATTTTCCAATTTCCTCTGCGATTTTCGGGACGATAGCATTCCCCAATCCTCTAAGTCTGTGTGCCCTGCCGGGTACCCCATTAACCACTCTACCCACATTGGGTTCAGAGAGCCAATTTGCCTCCCGCAATGTCCAGCTACTACTTC